TACCACCCACAGTAGATTCATCCTTAGTAGTACCACCCACAGTAGATTCATCCTTAGTAATAGAGTTACTGAAACAAAACCAAGAATTCAAGGCGATGATGATAGAACAACAACAGAGAATGGCAGAACAACAAGATACAATTATAGAGTTATCAAGGATTATTGGAACACATACTACTATTATTAATACTAAAAATTAAATAGTTGGCGATAAAATAATACAAAAAAGAAATGGCAACGATTTTCAAAATTGGACATTTATAAAATGTCCTTTTTTCATTTGTGCAAGACAGAATAATATTAATACCTTTCTGAAATTGAGTTTATGATGATAATGCAGTAATTTCGGATTTATGAGTGTTATTATTGGTTGCATAAATTTTAAGTATATTAATATGAAAAGAATTTAGAAGGGTAAAATATGTTTCTATAAAGTAGGAGAATGGAAACATTTAGAAATACTAAAAAACCTAAATTACCTATAACATTTACTTGTGATAAATGTTGTTTTGAAACTCGAAACAAAAAAGATTATAATCGTCATTTACTGACACGAAAACATATTCGGGAAACGAGTGGAACTATTATTACCCCTTCTTCATTTGTATGTGATAATTGCAGCAAACAATTCAATACTCGTTCCGGTTTGTGGAAACATCGTAATAAATGTAAAGATGTGGAACAAGACCAAACACAAATAACACAAATCCCACCCCCATTGGATTCATCCTTGGTAATAGAGTTACTGAAACAAAACCAAGAATTCAAGGAATTAATGATAGAGCAACATAAGCGAATGACAGACCAACAAGATACAATTATAGAGCTATCAAAGAACACAGGAAACACGACAAACAATACAATCAACAATACAACTAACAACAAGTTCAATTTAAACATATTTTTGAATGAGACATGTAAGGATGCTATAAACCTGAATGATTTCATTCAGTCAATCGAACTAAGTGTAAATGATTTTATCAAAACAGGAGAAGTAGGATATGTAAGAGGGATATCAGACATCATGTTAGAGCGTATCCGCGACATGCATCCACATGTAAGACCAATCCACTGTACGGATTTGAAACGAGAAACGGTCTACGTAAAAGATTCTGATGTATGGGCGAAAGAAGATGAAACAAAAAAACATTTAAGGAAAGCGGTCCGAATCGTAGCCAATAAGAACAAAGCCCAAGTGCATCCATGGATAGCCGAAAATCCAAAATACGATATATTGGATACACCCGAATGTGATAAGTTCTTTGAATATTCCAAAGCATCATTGGGCGGTTATGGTAAGGAAGAAGATGAAAAGTTTGAAAAGAAAATCATCAATAATATATTGAAAGAAACGGTTATTGATAAAAATCTATTAGAGTAATGTGTAAAACTGTATAGAAAGAATATGTTGTATTATTACAGATTACAATAAAATGAGTGAGAGTGATTTAGAGTGTTATTTTACCAGCAATAGTGAAGAAACGGTGACCGAAACCGATACCACATTCTCAATTTCTACTAACAATTCGCTATATGAATCTGATATAGATGAAATCTCTATATCTTCATCTATATCTTGTAAAACAGAAGAATCCATGTTATTGTTTGATTCATTTGAAGAAGATGAAATCGATGACATAATTGAAGACATTTACGAGCAATTTGAAGATTGCTATAATAATAAGATGATTAAAGTATCATCGCCAAAGTTTTACAATGATATGATTCATGGTATAAGCCACGATTTATTAATAGAATGGGAACATGTTAATATATGTGACGAAGACGACTTTCAGCAAATCCTAGATTTTGTAGAATCACAACATGAAGCATATTTGGCATATAATAGCCATATCATACCACGGTCCACATCAAATATTGTATATGAAAAGAAGATATCACAAGACGAATTAACCGCGACGATTGAATATATTCAAAGTCAGCCTCAACCGGCACAACGTACCGACGAATGGTACGATTTTCGTAATAGTTTATTATCAGCGAGTAGTTTATGGAAAGCATTGGGAAGTCAATCCCAAATAAATAGCCTGATATATGAAAAATGTAAGGCATATAACGAAAAGATTGAACGGGTTTCGTATGGCACTGCTAATGCGATGCATTGGGGTGTTAAATATGAGCCAGTAACTACAATGATTTATGAAAATATGTACCAAACAAAGATAGGCGAATTTGGCTGTATACGTCATTCAACCTATCCATTTGTAGGGGCTTCTCCTGACGGTATTAATATATTACCATCTAGTGTAAAATATGGGAACATGTTAGAAATTAAGAACATTGTAAATCGTGAAATTACTGGAATACCGAAAGAAGAATACTGGATACAAACACAAATACAGATGGAAACTTGTAACCTAGACAACTGCGATTTTGTAGAAACCCGAATAAAAGAGTACGCGGATAAAGAAGATTTTTACAACAATTCAACAAATTCAGAATATAGAGGCGTAATATTGTATTTTATAAAACGCGATTTAATTGAGAATGATAGCCCGGTATATCATTATATGCCTCTAGATATACCATTAACCCAAGAAGCAATTACGGAATGGATAAATAAAGACACAGAAGAAATACGCAATGATGGACTTGTGTTGTTTGAGACTCTATATTGGTACCTCGATGAAATATCATGTGTATTGATTCAACGTAATAAGCCCTGGTTCTCAAACGCAATTCATAAAATCCAAGAAGTATGGGACACAATCCAAGTGGAAAAAATAAAAGGATACGAACATCGTTCGCCGAAACGCAGGATACCTAAGACAAGTGTATCTGTAGATACTAATTCGGGGACCAATACGATAAGTAATGTACGCCTATCCAATAAAGTATGTCTAATCAAACTGGATTCCTAATATTAGTAGAAAACAATATAGACATTTCTATATGTGTAATATATAGAAATGTCATCTATGATGAATGAAGATGATGAAATGCATGTAACAAAGAGGTGCGGTAGAACCGAAATTGTATCATTTGACAAAATATTGAAACGTATCCGGACAATCGGACAAGAAACGTATGATATCCCGGTCCCTGCTCTCCAACATAGTTTGAAGATTAATTATACCTCCTTAGCAATGAAGGTAATCGACCAATTGTATAATAATATTTCCACCACTAAGATTGACGAATTGTCTGCCGAACAATGTGCGAGTATGGCATCCGTTCATCCTGATTACAGCACATTAGCCACCCGACTTATTATTGCTAACCATCAAAAAAATACATCATCAATGTTTGTTGATACAATGAGTAAGTTATATATGAATAAAGACAAGCATGGGAAGCACTCACCATTAATTACCGACGATATGATGATTACTGCGAGAACATACGAAACTGAGTTAAATGAGTTGTGTTATCATACACGAGATTATTTAATCGATTATTTTGGATTTAAAACCCTTGAACGCGCATACTTAATGAAGATTGGCGACAAAGTAGTTGAACGTCCACAATTTATGTGGTTGCGGGTCGCCATGGGTATTCATGGTGATAATTTGGAGAAAATCATAGAAACATATGAATTAATGTCACAAAAGTATTTTACACATGCTACTCCTACGTTATTTAATGCCGGAACACCCCATCCACAATTATCTTCATGTTATTTAATTGCTATGGAAGATGATAGTATTGAAGGAATTTACAATACATTGAAAGATTGTGCGTTGATTTCAAAATGGGCTGGTGGTATTGGATTACATATTCATAATGTGCGTGCTTCTGGTAGTGATATTCGTGGAACAAATGGTTCTTCTAATGGAATTGTTCCTATGTTAAGAGTATTTAACCACACTGCAAAATACGTCGATCAATGCGTTCATCCAGAAACTATTATTTATACAACCGATGGACCTAAAGAAATTCAACATTGTGAATCAGGTGTTACTCAAATCTATAATGCTCTTGGAGAAACGGAAGTCATACAAGACGTATTGGAACACGTATATAATGATGAAATGTTAGAAATTAAAACAACCCATTCTATCTTTCCATTACGTATTACTCCAGAACATCCTGTATATGCTTTACGTAATCAGGTAAAAGGATTAAATTATACTGTTATCAGAAACCGATTAGAAAAAAAACATGCAACTTTTGAATGGGTAGAAGCAAAGGAGTTGGACGAAAATGACATGATTGTATATTCAATTCCCAAATACGAACAAGATGTTAGTAATATAACAGAAGATGATTGTAGAACGTATGGTATAATTTTGGGGGATGGATGTATTAATTGTTCGAATGATACCGCTGGCTATGTGTCAATGCATACTGAAAATAAATCAGATACACTGACATACTTAGAAGATTATTTCCAACAACGAAGTATCCAAACATTTACTACTGTAGATGGAAACATTACACGTATACGTTGGAATAGACAGCTTGAATTGCCTTTTAGATATAATGATTTTTATAACGAAACCAAACAAAAACGTATATTGCCAAAATGGTTGAATCTACCAGTTGATAAATTAAAGTACATTCTTAAAGGAATGTTAGAATCTGACGGATGTTTGTCTAATAACGAAGTAGTATTTGATAGTACATCATTGAACTTGATTGAAAGTGCTCGTATAATTTGTCTCAAAATGGGAATATTAACAAGTGGGAGTATTCGTGATAGGGTAGGCGAAAAACACATGACAAGTCGAGGTGTGATTGAAAACAAGCTAATTTCATATACGTTGCGTATTCCAAGAACGCAAGAATTATGCGACTTAATGGGGTTAGAATATAACGACAACCAATTTTTTAAATACATGAAATATGAGAATTATCTACTAACACGTGTAAAAGATGTCAAAACCACCCAATACGATGGGATTGTATATGATTTACAAATGAAACACGAACATAATTATACTATTCATAATGGTCTCGTTCATAATGGAGGTGGAAAGCGTAATGGCAGCTTCGCAATGTATATGGAACCATGGCATGCAGACATTGAATCATTTTTAGACCTACGTAAAAATCACGGAGATGAAGATTTAAAGGCACGCGATTTGTTTTATGCTATCTGGATGTCTGACCTTTTTATGGAACGTGTCAAGGCGGGTGAAGATTGGACCTTGATGTGTCCCGATGAGTGCCCTGGATTATCCGAGGTATACGGTGACGCATTCAAAACATTATATACATATTACGAACATGAAGGAAAAGGAAGAAAGACAATGAAGGCACGTGATTTATGGTTTCAGATTTTAGACGCCCAAATGGAAACTGGTACCCCCTATTTATTGTATAAAGATGCTGTAAACCGAAAATGTAATCAAAAAAATCTGGGTACGATTAAATCTTCAAACCTTTGTTGTGAAATTACAGAATATTCCGATGAAAATGAAACTGCCGTATGTAATCTTGCGAGTATCGCGTTACCCGCTTTTATTATTACGGATAAAGATGGAAATGTCAAATTTGATTATCTAAAACTACATTCGGTAGCCCGTACAGTTACCTATAACCTAAATAAAATTATTGACGTGAACTTCTACCCTACCAAGAAAACTGAACGTAGCAACTTTCGACACAGACCCATTGGTATCGGCGTTCAAGGTCTAGCTGATGTATTTATATTATTGAATTTACCCTTTGCGTCTGATAAAGCAAAAGAAATAAATGTCCGTATTTTTCAAACCATTTACCATGCTGCTTTGACCGAATCATGCCAGATTGCTAAGGTTGATGGACGATACAGTACATTTGACGGTTCCCCGGCAAGTCAAGGAATTTTACAGTTTGATATGTGGGAAGTAGACCCTATGGAAAAGGTAAAGATGTATGACTGGGACGCACTCAAAGAACAAATTCAAACATATGGATTACGAAACTCATTGTTGGTGGCACCTATGCCTACTGCGTCTACTTCGCAAATTTTAGGATATAATGAATGTATCGAGCCTATCACAAGTAATATTTATAGTAGGAGGACAATTGCGGGTGATTTCATGGTAGTGAATAAATACTTGATGAAAGACTTAATGAAGCTAGATATGTGGAATGATAAAATTAAGAACAACATTGTTGCTAACAATGGAAGTATTCAACAGATTGATATTATTCCGGATGATATCAAGGAAAAATACAAAACGGTTTGGGAAATACCAATGCGTAATTTGATTGATATGGCAGCTGATAGAGGTGCGTATGTATGTCAAAGTCAGAGTTTGAATTTATGGTTGGAAGACCCCACTTATAATAATCTAACATCAATGCATTTTTATGGGTGGAATAAAGGATTGAAAACCGGCATTTATTATTTGCGTAGAAGGGCTCGCCACCAAGCTCAACAGTTCACAATTGAACCTGAAAAAAACCTAGGTAATAGATTAGGTGGAGATACGGAAGATGAAATATGTGAAATGTGCTCGGCTTAAAATTTAGAAAGATAATTATATTATTATTATCTTTCATCAATATATATATATATAATAAGTGCTATGAATACAATAACACATACTGATATTAACGAAACACCCAAATTAACTTTGTTTGGAGTAATCGCAAAAACATATAATAATTTATGCGAGAATGCAAAAGCTTTAACTGGTGATATAACTTGTAATATAAAAGGCAACATGGAATCCGTTAAAACTTACATTAATAGAGAAATTGCGAACGAAGACGAACGTAAATTTTTAATGGAAAAAGCAAACAAATATTCAAAATCTATACAAGAAATAACAAAAAAGGTCAAAGATACTACTATGAAAACTGCGTCTACACTAAAAAAAAGAGCATATGCTCCAGAAGACCCCCGAGAATCATTACGTTCCCTTTATGTATTAGAAGACAACATAACTGATATTATTAACAATATTTTGGTCGTGCCTTATATAGATGAAGATGTCGTGCCTTCTATAGATGTAGAAACAATGAAGAAATTATTAGAATTCGATGCTAAGATATATGAAAATAAACTGAATAATTTAATAGAACTAATATTCAACCTTTATAATAAAAATGTATTAGGAAACGAAGAAACTATAGATGTATCAAACACACAAAAACTATTATTCATAGGATATTTGTTTTGCGAACCTCAACCCCAAAATATAGCTGGAGAAAATATGGAAGAATCACCTATTCCATACAATATTTTATTTGCAACAAAAGATATGTCTGATAAAGAAATCGACGAAGAGTTTAATCGCATCTGTAAATTCGAGAAAGAAGCGAATATTGAAGATAAAGAACAACCAATCGCAACCACAGTATTTGAAAGAGTACCATTAGATAGTAGTGATGGAGATGTTGTGATGGTTCAACCCGCAAAAAAACAGAAAAAAGAAGGTGGTAAAAAATCAAAGAAGAGAAACACGAAAAACAATAAAAACAAAGCCAGAAAAACAAAGAAGAACAAACGTTCCTTGAAAAAGAAAGCCCATAAGAAAAAGTAACTAATTAGTAGTTTACATAAAAGTTTGTATTTATTTTATTTTGATTTTTATTTCATAAGAAGACCACAATCAGTGTTATGTCTCATTTTCATATAACACCGCAAGCATACCAATACATCTACCATCGCATTATGGAGACCATCAACCGTTTCTCCATCAAACAACTTAGCATATAATTCATTCAGTCTAGGCCACTTTAAACTTGGCGGTTTTCCGGGGTACTTAGATGGAACCATAATGTTAGTGATAACTGTTCCTTTACGCATAGAACAATAGTGTTCTACACCATTTAATTCTTCATATGTAGAATTAAATATTGTCATACATTCTGGAGAGTTTCGAATAAATTCTTGACGATTCCTTTCCAGTTCTACCAGTATCATTTTTTTGTCAAAGTCGATATTATGTGCCACGATTACATCGGAAGTAATATAGGCTTGGTAAAACTGACTAATCGCATCCATTATAGAAGACCCTTTATTACAATGCCGTCGTGTAATACCAGTTAGAGCAGTGATTGTATCGCTGATTTCAACCTCTTTCTTTACCTTGATATAGGTATCATAGGTTTCTACTAATTGATTGGTAGAAATATCATATTTTGCGTAACTTAACTGTAATATATGTGGATATGCTTCAACTGGTATATGATTTGGATTGGTCTTGTCTTTCTTTGGTAGAAGACCACTTGTTTCTACGTCAAATACCAAGATGGTCTTCTTGCGGATGGGAGCGGATACTGTGAAATTCATTGTTATAATATTTGATACCATAACAATTCTATATATTTAGTAATCAATTTTTTATTAGACCTAATATTTATATTTGCATACTATAAATGACATCTCACAAAAAGAAAGGAAAAATAAATAAGAAGACAAAAACGAAAAAAAATAAACCTAATGTTGAATCAAAACCGATAGATGCTTATTTGAACAACAACATGTTTCCTATTCAATCGAATGAGTATATATCGGTCGAACTACAAACATGTATTGAAGGTGGAAAATATAGTTACAAAGTATCCAGTGTCAATAAAAAGGCGTTTACTCAAGATGAACCAGATTATACTGAATATCCACCATTAACCATTGATGCTTTACAATCTGGTATTCTGAATTTGAATTTAAAAGATAAAACATATTTTTTACGACTATTACTTATTTCTGGTGTGGATGGACTTAAAATATATAAATTAATAAATGATACGCATGAACCACATATAAATAAGGAAAAATGTGGATATGGAACGCCTATTTATGAAGAATTAATACCGGAACCTGAACCTGTGCCTGAACCGGAGCCTGAGCCTGAGCCGGAACCGGAACCAGAACCAGAGCCTGAACCGGAGCCTGAGCCTGAACCGGAGCCTGAGCCTGAACCAGAGCCTGAACCAGAGCCTGAACCCGAGCCAGAACCCGAGCCAGAACCTGAACCAGAACCGGAACCGGAACCTGAACCGGAACCGGAACCTGAACCGGAACCGGAACCTGAACCTGAACCGGAACCGGAACCGGAACCGGAACCGGAACCAGAGCCAGAACCAGAGCCAGAGCATGAACCGGAATCTGAGCCTGAACCTGAACCTGAGCCTGTGCCTGAACCTGTGACGGAGCCGGAATCTGAACCTGAGCCGGAGCCTGAACCAGAGCCTGAACCAGAGCCTGAACCGGAGCCTGAGCCTGAGCCTGTGTCTGAGCCTGTGTCTGTACCTGAATCGGAGCCTGAAACGGAGTCGGATTCGGATTCAGTTGATGAAACATGGAATACTACATCACCAAGTCAAGGACTTTTAAATATGATAGATGAAATTAGCGAACAAGTCAACCAGAACACTTACAAAGATGATAAATCTGAAATCACACAAAACATGGAAATGTTAAAAGTTCTGGTAGACGAATTATATCAAATATCTGATTTATTGACACCGAAAGACTCCAATATGACCGAACTATTAGGAAAAAGTAGATGTAAAACAGCTTTAAATTATATTAGAAATAACAGTGGTGAAGACATTTATAACGACCATCTATATGATGATTATACAAAGGTAAATAACGCATATAATACCTACATTACATATAAAACCGCTCTATTTAGTGATAATTTCGATGAACATAAGCAATCTTTTATTAACGAACTAGCAACTTTAAAAAAGAATCTGGTAGAGAAAGTATATTCAACATTTGAATATGGAGAAACCGAGTATTGTCAAACTAAACCTACAAATACTGACAATGAATTAATTAAATCAGTAGAAAAAGCTAATAAACGAGCAGAAACTGTATTAGCTAAGGATGATAGCGTTATAAACAGAGATAGTACAAATAATACAAATAATAATAAATTCGTAAGGAGTAGTTCAGTGCCGAATATTCCAATTCAAACAAAATCCACATACAATGCGAAACAATACAAAGATATTGCAAGGGATATCAATTGGAATATTACCCAATCAGAACAGTTTCAAGGAAAGGGAAAAGACATATTCATTCAAAAAGTAGGAAATGATATACATAAATTATTACAAAATCCTGATATCAAAGACAGAAAGGAACTTCGTGATATACAATTTCATCTTTCAAATTATTTACAACGACGCGATTCTACACCGGAACAAATTGGACGATATATGTCCCGTGTGAAATCACATATAAACAAAATATACGGTGGAAGAAACACTAGAAAGAATAAATCAACGAAGCGGGCAACTCGAAAGTCTAATAATAAGCATGTAAATCGCAGAACAAAAAAAGGTAAATACACATAAATAGATGTGTAGAAAAATTCAGGTGTGTAATCATTTAGGTAGTTGATACATAATTTAATCTGTATAAATTATATATTATAATGAGCGTGTTAATACCTGATTTTTATATCGGTATAACAAAAAATCCTCCAACCATAGTTAATATTGGTAAAACAATTGATGGTATGGATGTTATTGACATTGCATTAACTGATGAGTTAACTGAAAATACAAATAAATTCAAACAAGCGATAGATAACGTAGAACAACCCGTTGTGGAGCCAATTGTTGAACCCGTTGTGGAGCCAATTGTTGAACCCGTTGTGGAGCCAATTGTTGAACCCATTGTGAAGACAGCAATGGAACCCGTTACTGAGACAGCAATGGAACCTGTTACTGGGACAGCAATGGAACCCGTTACTGAGACCGCGATTGAACCTGTGGTCGAGTCATCAATTGTTCCGGTTATCGAGTCAACAATGGAACCCGTTACTGAGACCGCGATTGAACCTGTTATGGAGACCGCAATTGAACCTGTTATGGAGACCGCGATTGAACCTGTTATGGAGACCGCGATTGAACCTGTTATGGAGACCGCGATTGAACCTGCTATGGAGACCGCGATTGAACCTGTTGCCGAGACAGCAATTGAACCTGTTGCCGAGACAGCAATTGAACCTGTTGCCGAGACAGCAATTGAACCCGTTGCTGCTTCAGGTGCGATTATTGTTGCGGAGAATGCGGCGAATGAGGCTAAAGATGCGATTACAGAGGCGGCGAATGAAGCTAAACTCGCTGCTAAAGATGCGGTTACAGATGCTGCTTCCTCAGCAACAGATAGTATTTTAGGGTTTATGAATGATGCTACCAAATCTGCTGTTTCTGGTATGAAATCTCAAACTGGAAGTGGTAAGAAAACAAAACGAAACAAACTCAAACGACGAAGAATAATTAAACGCAGAACCAAACGGTCTAAAAAATAATCCATCATAATACAGTAAATTTTTACAAAGTATTGTATTTGCATAATTTATAAGTAAATATAATACATAATGGAATTGGAATCCAATTTAGCAAAAGAACTATTTAACCAAGTAATTGTTCCTATTCAAACTAAAAATACAGAAAAAATAGAAGAAAATGAACTAGTACTACAGAAAGAAAATAGAAAACAGGCATTAGATAAAGTAAACTTAAAACATAAGGTAACACAAGACAAACTATCAGAAGAAACAAATACTATTTCTACCCCCCAAATCGATGTAAGTGAGTTGGTTGAAACACCTAATAGTATAAAACAGGAACCAGTAACATCAAATGATATATCAATTCATAAAAGTCCTTTAAATGAATATAACCAAAGTACAGATTATATTTCACAAGAATCGGCGAATTTACCACCCACGCCACCCACAACACCCACAACACCCTCAGATTTACCATCCACTCCACCCACAACACCCTCGGATTTACCATCCACACCACCCACAACACCCTCGGATTTACCTCCCATACCACCCACAATAGAAACCTGTAAAGCCAATGAACGTGGTATAGTCCCAAGCCAGGACTGTAATCCAGTTACGCATAAACCTAAACCAAAAGCGTGGTTACGATTTCATCCAGATAAAAATAAAGATTGTGAAGATATTGCTAATGAAAAATTTAAGGAATTAACGAATACATGTGAAAAATACCAATTGTCACAATCTGAATCACAACCTGAGTCACAACCGGAATCACAACCGGAATCACAACCTGAGTCGCAACCGGAATCACAACCTGAATCACAACCTGAATCGCAACCTGAATCACAACCCGAATCACAACCCGAACCAACCCAAAATTATCAAGAAGTAGTAGATGTAGCTGAAGTTACTCCAACACAACCAGACGGTACCGAGTTTGATGTAAACACATTCATTCCAACGTTAAAACAAACATTAGACATCAAAAATATGGATGATAATAAAATCTTACCAATAATAGAACAAGACGCTACCAGTAATGTCGGTTTTGACATTAGTCCATTGTTACACATATTAACTGAGTCATTAAAAACGAATATTGAATATGACCGTGAACCACGAATACAATCAAAAGCAGTCCCTACAGACGTATCGAATATAGTAGTCCCATCTACAGAAGCAGTCCCTACAGACGTATCAAATACCGTTCCCCCTGTAGAAGCAGTCCCTACAGACGTATCGAATATAGTAGTCCCATCTACAGAAGCAGTCCCTACAGACGTATCCAATACCGTTCCCTCTGTAGAAGCAGTCCCTATAGACGTGGCGAACAAAGGGTCATATTCAGTAGACTTGAGTGGAAAATTTGATTGGTTAAAACAATCATTTGGTTTGCTAATTTCATCATTAAGTAACATGTTTAGTTTTAAACCAGCTGAAGACAATGACCCCTATGAGATAGACACTAAGAAGGCAAATGAAGGATACATTTACATAGGTAAAATGTATATGAAAGATGAGAATGAAAATGTCCCATCAAAACAAGTAAAGTATATAAACTATAATCCAGAAAAGAAAGACTTTTATATAGATGAACGCCCAGAAATTGTAAATCAATGAAATAATATATTAACAAAAAAGTTAAATATAAATTGATATTACATGTAATCGTCAAATGTCAATTCAATATGTGATTGCGAATATAGAAATACCTATCAAAATACAGAACAATATGACCGAACCTTTACCTGAATATATTAAAATAAACATATCAGAATGTAAAGAATTGCCCGAAAAAGCCGGTCAAAATGCCGTACAAATGGATTTCATGGAACAAATAATGAAGATTGTTTCGTCGAATAAACCCGTAGAAACAGTGGAACCAGATATAGTACAAAATACTATATCCAAAGAAGAAATCGTTAAAAAGAAGCAAAGGAAACACGCTCGTAATATCACGTTTCGAAACAATGTTTTATCACATAGACGAACACAGAAAAATTATTCTAATTCATAATATTAGGGCGTTGTCCCTTCTCAACAATCAATGGTTCGGGAATCATGGTAGGGAGACGGTCACTAACATTAAGTGAATTTAGGTCGTGAATTACAGGTTTTACTGACGGTTTGGGTTTAACCATATTACTTGTTCCAATACCGAACAATTGCGATTCAATGTCATATGGATTATTTGATAAATTAGAGGGTGCGATTCGTCCTTGTAATAATCCGTTTCCTGCAAAGTGCGTAGTAGTAGGATTTCCAAAATTACTTTTTTGACAGGTTAGATAGTTACATAATCCAGAGTTAGCGGTTTGTTCTAATCGGTAATCTCCCTCATTATTTTTACTACGAGTAGAAGCCATTATGGGTGTATATAATAATGTATATTTTATATACACCAAAAAACTATTTATATATTTTTGTATGTAACTGATTATAAATGTCTGTTTGTACTAACTCTTTTGTAGGAGTTCCAGATACAATTTTTTGTAACAATTTATGGAACAAGTCTAAATAATCGTAACCTAACATAATAGTAAGTCCTATGTTAGGGTCAGTGGAAAACATAAAAGATGCGGTTTTTTCATATAATTCCATAATTTCAGGGATTGATTTGGTAGTTCCAAAAATAAAGTCCATCGTAACCGTAGCAGATTGATAATCATAATTCATTTCATCCATCGTTTCCTCATCCAAATCCATATTTTCTGTTTCGGGATAGTTTTCGGAATTCATCTTAAATAGGTTGCGTAAACATTCGCGATATTCGGTATTGTTTGTATATTCAATTGTTAAATCTACGGGATAAGAATACGGCATCTTCATTACTAAATATAACAATATAATGTTTATGTCGTTTTGTAAGAAACATTATACGGACGGGAAAAATTCCCAATCTAAATCTTCACATACCTTTTTCCATATCATATCTTGTTCGAGTTGTTTCTCTCGGTCTTTCATCATAGGTATATAGGGTAAATATTGGGTTTGGTCTAACAACACACATAGTTGATGGAGCGTGTATGTATAGTTAAAAAAATTAGTGCGATTCGCCGGACAATGGACCGCCCACGGTTTCTGTATCTCAATAAAGAGAACACATAACGTTTCATGAAGTTCCTCGTTCATCACAGGTGGCTTAATCCCAAACAACGAATTTATGTATTGAATATGTTCGAAATATTTGTTTAATCCAAGCTTACGTAATAATTCGCGCATCTTATCATAATTTAGTTCAGATAAATCGGTAATGCGTTCCTTTTTAATACGTGCTTTAATGGAGTCTATCACTTCATCTGGTATTAATGTGGTTTCCTTAGCTTGGAACTGAGATAGGATTTCTTTAAAATGATTAAGACGAATATAGGCGGTGTAGGAAACTTCATTTGGAGGGTCTTTATTGTTCGGTTTAGAGCTATCTATGATGTAGGTTACGAATTTGCCACATTTCGTATTGTTACATATAAGTATTCCTTCCTCATCTTGAGGTATCATTTCTCCAATATTACATGATTCGCATCTATCCGATGAAATGTAATAATCTTGAGAATTTGTAAACTCATTTGTTACATTCCGCCAATACTGTTGTGTATTGATTTTGGATTGGGTATATCTATTAATAGAGCCGTCGTTGGCAGTAGTCGCATCTGGTTTAATTTTGAAAAAATTGTTTAATGCGTCGGTGCTTCCATATTCGTCTGTACTTGAAGAAATTTGCTGTTTTTGTTCGAAGTAGTCAAAAATGAATTTAGAATTATCCAGTAAATACTTCTTCTTCTCTTGTTTAAGTTTCTTTATTCGCTCATGTATGTCCTTAATTTTGTCTTTTATATTCATATACTCATCGACTTGTTCTGAACGTAAAGTAGGCATTATTTTTCTCAATTCCTCCTTTTCTCGTTGTAACTGGGGAATAGTATCATTCTCTATCTTATCATAATATTCTGTTAGTTCCGAGTGCTTTTCGTCAATTGTATGTATAGTTTTCAATTGTTTGAGTTGCCGTTTTTTAGACTCGCCTCTCATTAAACCAGATATAATACTTTATATGGGTGTTTTTATGTTAGTTTTTATAGTAGGAATATATATATAATATTATGCCTACCATTGAATATCAAGATGATAAATATTTCAGATTGATGATGTTGTCATTACTAATACACGATTTTATTCATGATTACGGTGCGATTAGTTCATTAAATCGAATCAAATCTTTAGAAGAAATTAGTCAAGATATTTTTCAAGGAAAAACGACAAGCGTTGGTAATGGTAGGAAAATACCATCGGGTTCGGCCAAAACTGGAGTTATTCGAAAAACTCCAGAAGAAAAACAGAAAGCGAAAGCCGAACAGACCAAACGCAACCGTGATTTGGAGGTAGAGATTAAACGATTGGAGACAGACCTTCGTAGTTTGGGAGTAGACGAAGATGATATACAAGCAGAAATAAATGAAAAAAAGACATTTTTTAATGCACCTGACAGTAAGTTCATGGATATATCTGAATATGAATATTCACCAGAAATTATAAGTTTTCTGTCCGAAAATGTAAAAGATTTTAACGCAGATACATTTTCAGTTGATGTAAGACAACCAATTACGCGTTCAGTAACCGCCCAAAATCTAAGTGATATACGTACCATGTTGCAAGATGAAAAAACAATAAATGCGACATTAACAACGAATGCAGGGATAAATGCGCTATTACAGTCAATACTGATTGTCTATTCGTATGATAATATACATATGATAGGGTTAATTCAACCTATATATCAATATATAGAACAAACAACTTTTCGTGTAATGGGTATGCAATCAACCACTATAGCTGATATTAAAAAAAGGCGTATACTACAACTACAACAAACAGGTAAAGGTAAAACACATACTGGCGGTGATGGTGATGGTGCTACATTAGTAGCCGGTCCATTAACCGGTCCAAATTTATCATATGAGCCATACGAACCTCAAATGCAAACCGTATTTGAAGCACCTAACAAACAGGTTGTTCGTCCTGTTATAGTTCAAAATGACAATATACAAAACGTATTAGATGCGATTATAAATGATGAGGTAGAAAATGATAACCTACGTGGTATAAAATCCACAGAAATATACGAAGCATTAAATATGGTCGGTGATGAAAACAATGAACTAAACGTAGAATATTTAAAATTTGTAAATAAAACCGTTCATCAAATAATAAAAGGTACTTATACCTTCTTTTTACAACGTGAATATACAAACGAGTATGCTATTTTAAATAGCCATTATTTAAAACAAATACTGATGAAATATTTGTTGATTGTGATTCATTGTCCGCAAATTAATCCAAAGGTGAATAAATATGACTTTATAGTAAAATTATCTGACACATTTGTTAAAAATGTTAATACTATGTTAAATGAAATGTGTCCATTACCCAACAAACAAACTGATTTTAGAAAAAAAATAAAAAAAAGAATGTTAGGTGGAGCTTTTAATGAAACCAACCTATTACAAATTGACCCAAATTTAAAAACAATGACAGTAAAGAGAAACCAACTAATAAAACGTTTAACAAAATTAAATAGTACTATAAAACAAGAACCAGCTCCCGGCACTCGACGATATGATACCGTAATAAAAACCAATCAAGGTATACAAGAACAAATTGACGCTCATATTTTTAATTTTAACCAAGATGTAAACAGGCAGTTCTCAAAACAAAGTGAGTCAGAAGAGTCCGGTACACGCCCATCTCCTCAAATGAAATCTGTGATTAACTTATTATGTAGCGAAGTAGCGTTTAATGGTTTGTTCTATATGGGGCTTTCAGATAAGGATAGTAAGGTAATTTATCCCGATGGGCTCGATATAGAAGGTAACAATACGATTTTTAATCAGCAAACATACATAATAAATGGTATTTCAAATGGTGATAATGTATCTGGTATAGATACTAAGTTATTTGACACCATAATTAATATTTCGGGTTTATGGAAAAATGAGAATGAGACAACTAATTATAAACAATTGTCTCCTACAGACTTTATTTCACAATTTAACAATTCTGACATTAGTATTATTAATAACGCAATTAAAAAATCCCGATATTCAGATTCTAATTTTTTACAAAATGCTGTATGTTCTACTCCTCAGTATATAGATGCAATGGGTGGTCTTGGTAGTTGTACTATGAAACAAATAATCACCACGAATAACGAATTTCCAAGCACAGTTGATATTACTATTCAAACGAATACACCTAATTATTATAGAACATTTATCAAACACGATAAAAATCGGGTAAGTTTAGAATTTGATTACTTGGTAGATCGTATTAAAGCAGAACCATATCATGAAAAATTTTATCTTAAAGATGGTAAAGAACTATTGTCAGCATCAAATACAATGAATGCTTTATCGACCAAAATTATGAACTTATGGAATACGCGATATAATCAAGATAAATCACAACCGATTGATGGTGTTTTTCAAGATTTATTTAAAGAAAATTTTAATCAATTAATATCAATAGCATCACGAAAAGGCAAAGGTGATAGAGCACAAGAAGAAAATAGTGTATTTATAGATGCAGGATATAGAACTGCAACTAATTATAACCCTACTAATATTCGTATAGGTGCAATGGGAGATAGACCTTCCGGATTTAGGGCAATGTTGGATATGAAGTTTTTAAAACCTGATTCAGTTAGACCTAATACTATAGCTGGTTATTTTGGTCCTTCAGCAACGACCGCAATATACTCACCTACTTTATTTGGAGGCGGCAAGAAATCAAAAAAACGTAGAAAGACCAAGAGAACAAAGGGGGGAGCAAAAAAAAATACACGCCGTGCAACTAAGAAGTAGTAACACACGAGAATACAGATATGAAAAATGAATGAATCGCATATATTACAACACAATGGGACATGTGTCATAATATTGAATAGTGTTAGTAATATGTGTAGGTATTGGCTTGATAATAGGTAAACTATGATTGTGTTCTTCTATGACAATATAACGTGTTTTTGAAAAATAACAATCTCTACAATGTGTAGAAAACCATAATGTAGCTAATGTGTATGCTGCGATAATGTAATAAATCATAGTGGCGAATTGGATATAGTGTATAATTACCTAACGTACATCAATCAATTTTTAGCACCACATACATTTTTTCGTTTTTGTAGCACAGTCTAGACATATTCGGGGGGCTAAATACAAATAGCCGAAAGGGTTACATACGTGGTCTGGATTACTATATCCAGGAACTTTCTTTTTTTTACATTTTTTACAAGTGTATCTCGCTGGAGATAGCGGAACTTCGTTTTCATGGATTTTATGCTCCTCACATGTAAATGCGTGTTTTGTTGGAATCATATATTGTTCCGTCATACTTGGTATACACTTACACACGATAAATTCGTAAATAATAGGAGAAAATGGTATTTCTAATGTGTATATGGATATAGATATAGATATGAATATGGATACTAAGAACATTGAAACCACTTTATTAGATTTACCTCGAAATATAAAAATAGAAAAACCGGTCTTTCAAAAAATGATGTTTCTAACAAATGCTTTAGAAGAAGGATGGAGTATCCGTAAATCAAATGATTCTTATATTTTCACGAAAAAACATGAAAATAAACGGGAAATATTCCAAGAAGACTATTTAGAGAAGTTTTTATTGACGAATAGTTCATGTGCGCTGGGAATAAGCGGCAAATCTCGAAATCCGGAGTAGTGTATATTATACCGCCATATTGTGAAGATTTATCAAGTGATACAAATATATTTAGGACATTTACAACTGTAGTTAAAAAATTACAATTGTAATTTAACGAATTGACTATAAACTTATGTTTTTGTGATTATTGCTAATAATTAGAGCATTTATTTATCATTATTCTTGTATTTTTAGCAATAATATTTTTTTTAATTGAATTAATGCGATTTTTTCCCAGATTTTTTTCTTTGTAGAATATATAAATTCCATACAATGGCTGGAGGTTTAATGCAATTAGTCGCCTACGGCGCACAAGACGTTTTCCTTACCGGAACCCCTGAGATTACTTTCTGGAAGGTGTCCTACAGACGCCACACCAACTTTGCCATGGAGTCCATCGAGCAGACCTTCTCCGGTCAAGCCGATTTCGGTCGCCGTGTCACCTGTACCATCAGCCGTAACGGTGACCTTGCTTACCGCACCTACCTTCAGGTGACTCTCCC